TGGGTCTACATCGACTTCTGATCTCCTTATAAGAAACGAAGATGATTTCGGTGACCTCAGATTAGGCACAGACGCTACCGATAGAATATACATTAAAAATACAGGCGAAGTTGGTATTGCCTGCACATCACCAACTGTTGCTCTTGATGTTGTTGGTGATGCTAGAATATCAGATACAAGTCCTAATCTAATATTAGACGATACAAACGGCACATTACAAGGTGGGCTTGTTTCTCTTATAGATTTTAGAGCAAGCGGAAGTTCTCATGGATCTGTAGGATTTAATACTGGCTCCGGTGTAATGCGAGTTACGAACACTCAAGGTGATTTATATTTAGAGGCTGATAGTAGCGACACTCACGGAAGCAGTGATGTTCGTTTTGTTACAGACGGTAGTACATCCGCGGTTGTAACTTCCGATGGACTTGGTATTGGTACTGTCTCGCCGAGTGGCAAGCTTGATATTCGAGCTACAAATGAACGTGCTGTTAACATTGTTGCTACCGAATCTGTTTCCGATCAAAACTCAAGATATGAGTTTAACCTTGACTATAACTACACAATGGATGGTACTGCAACCACGGCAAATAGAAATAAAGTACCATTTTATCTTGACGCTGATGTTAATGGAACAGTTGGTGTAGGTGGCAGTGGAGCACCGGCTGACGGCACAAGAGAAAGTACTTATGCTGGCTTTGTGAGGACTACGAGCACACACACAGCAGGAACAATGTATCTTCTTAGAGGATTAGATACTGTAGTTACACATGGTGCTAGTGCGAATGTGTATTCCATTACGGGAACTCAGAACTATTCTTTACATAGTGGAACAGGTTCTTTATTGAATGTAGCATATGGGTGTATCAACCTTAGTCTTAAAACAAGTACTGCGGACGGAGGATCCTACACAGGAACTGCTACTTATGTTCGTCACACTGAAGGCGCCGGAACTATAGGGACCGCGACCGCGTATCAAGGTTACATAGATCAAGATTCAACTTCAACGATAACCAATGGATATATTTACAGAGGTTGGGTCGCGGGAAGTGGCACAGGACAAGGAATAAGCACAGCGTACGGTCTTCACTTAGACATGGACAACGGTTATACAGGAACCATTGGTACTGCTTATGGTGTCTATGTAGCTGATGAAGATAGAAACTATTTTAGTGGTAGTGTGGGTATCGGTACTACAACACCAGATCAAGCTCTTGATGTTGCTGGTACGATTACCACAAGTGCCAATGTTCACATCACTGGTGCTATAAGAGATAGTGGTGGCAGCTTTGGTACTTCAGGTCAAGTATTAAGTTCAACCGGTAGTGGTATTGATTGGGTTGATGCTGGAAGTGGAAGTGGAACCGTAACGTCCACAAACGGAGTAAACAATCGTGTAGCAGTGTTTACTTCTGGAACTAATATTGAGGGTGATGGTAACTTTACTTATAACGGATCAACACTAAGTCTCGGAGGCTCAGGAAATGTTAGCTTTGATTTGGGATCGAACATATCCACAGGATCAGCAACAATCAATTTAGGAGCAGGAAGAACTAGCAGTGGATATGCTTATATCGATCTTGTCGGTGATACGACCTATACTGATTATGGACTCAGATTAATAAGAAATAACAATGGAGCAAATGCGAGTTCAGCATTACAAAGCAGAGGTACCGGTACACTAGGTATCAACACAATAGATGCAGCTCCAATACAATTCAACACAAATAACTCCACAAGAATGTATATTTCTAGTGGTGGAAACGTGGGTATCGCTTGCACAAATCCTACTGCTACACTTGTAGTCAACGGATCCATGACGAAAAACTCCGGTACGTTTAAAATTGATCACCCAATAAAACCAAAGACCCATCATCTTGTCCACTCATTTGTTGAAGGGCCTCAAGCAGATAACATTTATCGAGGCAGAGTAAATCTAGTAAATGGTTTAGCAACAGTAAACATCGATACTGAATCGGGAATGTCTGAAGGCACATTTGTTGCGTTAAATCGTGATGTGCAATGCTTAGTGTCAAATGAAAGCGGATGGACTGCTGTTAAAGGTTCTGTGTCTGATAATATTTTAACAGTTATAGCACAAGATAATACTTGCACGGACACTGTTTCATGGCTTGTTATTGGTGAACGTCAAGATGAACACATGTATGAATCTCCATTAACTGATGAAAACGGCAAAATTATTGTTGAACCAGAAAAAACATAAATACTAAAAAAACAGTTGGTTAACCAATGAGTACATTTAACGATAACATGAACGACATATTCAACCTTCCAGTAGAGGTTGAAGAAAAACCAAAAGCGATAAGTACAATTGCTGATCGAAAAGCAGATGATGACTATGAGTATGCCAGAAACAATCTAAGGGATATGATAGATCATGCGAAGTTAGCATTAGATGAGTTGCACAGTATTGCTTCAGTTACAGAAGCACCTCGTGCATTTGAAGTTTACTCTACACTTATCAAATCAACAGTGGAAGCAAATAAAGAATTGTTAGATCTTCACCACAAGAAGAAAAGTTTACAGGGTGAAGAATCAGTTAAACCACAAGTAACAAACAACTCTTTATTCGTAGGTTCGACGACAGAACTAATGAAACTGATTAAGAACCAAAATGATTGAGTCAGATGCAGATAAAATAATAGCGGACAACGACAGATATAGACAAAATCCACTATTAAAGAAAGCCTATGTCGATGTTGAATGGACACAAGATCTTGTAAAGGAATATATCAAGTGTTCACATGACATTACGCATTTTATTCGTACCTATGTTAAGATCATATCACTTGACGAAGGTCTTATCAACTTTGATTTGTATGATTTCCAGGAAAACATAGCAAAAACAATTGCTGATAATCGTTTTACTATCATCAAAACACCTCGACAGGCAGGTAAAACGACTACATCTGCTGCAGTTATACTATGGCATATACTTTTTAAAGAGAACTACAGTGTAGCAATTCTTGCGAACAAGTTGTCAACGTCAAGAGAAATTCTTAGTCGTGTACAAAGAGCATTTGAAAACCTGCCACCATGGTTACAACAAGGTGTTATTAACTGGAACAAAACAAATGTTGAGTTAGAAAATGGTAGTCAAGTGATGGCGGCATCGACTGCATCAACTGCGATTCGTGGATTCTCGATTAACTTTTTGTACCTTGACGAATTTGCATTCGTACCAAGAAACATTCAGGATGACTTTTTCACTTCTGTATATCCTACCATTATTTCTGGTACAAATACCAAAGTTGTCATAACTTCTACACCTAATGGTTATGACTTGTTCTATAAGATATGGACAAACAGTGTAGAAAAAACAAACGAATACGTTAACGTTTCAGTTCATTGGTCGGACGTGCCAGGAAGAGATGATGAATGGCGCAGGAAAACGATTGCTAACACAAGTGAAGAACAGTTCCAACAAGAATTTGAAGCTGAGTTTATTGGTTCATCGAACACACTAATATCTCCACATGTACTAAGAAGGCTCACGTTCGTAAAACCTAAGCACACGAGATACGATGGATCATTGTCGGTGTATAAAGAACCGATTGAAAACCACGTTTACTTTTGCTCAGTGGATACTGCACGAGGAGCAGGCATTGATGCAAGTGCATTTGTGGTTTTTGACTTATCGGTGTATCCATATGAGGTTGTTGCTTGCTATAAAGATAACCTGATCGATCCTTTACTGTATCCTGAAATTATCAACGATACTGTAAGAAGATATAACAACGCACATTGCTTGATTGAAATTAATGATAACGGACAACAGATAGCAGATATACTTTATTTTGAGTTAGAGTATGAGAACGTTATACACACTACACTGAAAGGAAGAAGTGGGCAAGTATTGCACGGTGGATTTGGCACAACAACTTCACGTGGTGTGAGAACTACACAGGTCGTTAAAAGACAAGGTTGTGCGAATACAAGAACGTTGATTGAAAAGGAAAAAGTTCTTTTAAACGATTTTGATTTGATAAGAGAGTTTTCTACCTTTGTTCAAAGAGGTTCTTCATATCAAGCAGAAGAAGGTGCCCATGATGATTTGGTTATGTGTGTTGTGCTATTTGGATGGTCGACAAACCAGCCTTTCTTTAAAGATTTAACCGATACCAATTTCAGACAGAAGTTGTTAGAAGAAAAGAACAAACAGATACATGATGATACACTTCCGTTTCCTATAATCGATGATGGAACGGATTTTGAAGCAGAAGCAACGTTCGAAGATCCGTATTCTTTTTTCTCAGATCATGACGATATCCGATGGTGAAATATAGTATTTTATAAATAATTGGAAAATAAACTCCAAAATAACTATATCAACAAAGGAGAGAAAGAATGGCTTTTCAGATTTCACCAGGCGTTAACATATCTGAAATTGACCTAACTACAATTGTACCTTCTATTTCTACAACAGTAGGTGCATTTGCAGGTCATTTTCATTGGGGCCCTGTCCAAAAGGTTGTACTCACTACAACTGAAGATCAGCTAGTATCCACATTCGGCGAACCAGATGCAAACAATGCTGTTGATGTTTTAACAGCAACAAGCTTCTTAGCATACAGCAATCAGCTGTTAGTTGCTCGTGCAGAAAATGGTGCAAACAATGCTTCGTCATCCGGTGTAGGACGTTATGTCAAGAACGACGACGAGTATGCACAGACATATGAAAATGGTGTTACCGGTGCTGGCAACTGGGTTGCTAAGTATCCTGGTAATTTAGGCAACTCACTTAAAGTTTCTATTTGTCCTTCAGCAGAAGCATGGGAAAGCGCAGTTTCGGGTGCCAACCTCGTATTCACTGCAGGCAGCACTACAGTAACAACACTAGGTGCTAATGTTGCAAACCAACTGGTTGTTGGCGATTATCTTTATAACTCTAGCAGCACTGTTAATTTTAACCTTAAAGTCACAGCAATCACAAGTAACACAGTTACTTCTACTATAACAGTTGGAACAGCACCAACAACTGTCAACCTTGGCGGCGCATCACTGAATGCAAACAACATCACGAAGCGTTGGGAGTTCTATGATTTCTTTGATGGTCCTCCAGGTACATCTGACTTTGCAACTTCACGCGGCGGCTCAAATGACGAACTGCACGTTGTAGTTGTTGACGAAGATGGTGACATTACTACAGTTAGAAACAACGTTATCGAAAGATACGGTTTTGTTTCTGCTGCACAAGATGCAAAGGCACCACAAGGTGGAGCAAACTATTACAAGTCTGTCATTAACCAAGGTTCTTCATGGATTTGGTGGGCAGGTCATGATGCATCAGTTACACCATCCGATCAAAAAGCAACAGCAACATTCCCAGCAGGCGGAAACACAGCTGTTACTGAATCATTGAGCGGTGGAGATAACGGGACAGCATCAGTAGTACAAGCTGACTTAATCGATGCATACGATCTATTCTTACCTGACAGTGAAATTGATATTTCTATTCTGTTAGGTGGTGCATCAAACGCAACTGTTGGTTCTCACTTGATTCAGAACATTGCTGAAAGCAGAAAGGACCTTGTTGTTTGTCTTTCACCTGAAAGAGCTGATGTTGTTGATAACAATGCATTTGCTACAGCAGAACAAGAAGATGTGATTGCGTTCAGAAACCAGTTGCCTTCTTCTTCGTACGGCATCATGGATTCTGGTTGGAAATACATGTACGACAAGTACAACGATGTTTACCGTTATGTTCCATTAAATGGTGACGTTGGTGGATTGATGGTTGTTACTGATTCGATCCGTGATCCCTGGTTCTCACCTGCTGGTTTCAACAGAGGTTCGATTAAAAATATCGCACGTCTCGCTTTCAATCCAGCAAAGGCAGAAAGAGATCAACTGTACAAGAATGGCATTAATCCAGTTGTTGCATTCCCAGGACAAGGTACTGTTCTGTTCGGGGATAAGACACTGCTTACAAAGCCTTCTGCGTTTGATAGAATCAATGTCCGTAGATTGTTCATTGTTCTTGAAAAAGCAATCTCAAAAGCAGCTCAATACTCGCTGTTTGAGTTCAACGATGAATTTACTCGTGCCCAGTTCAGAAACTTAGTTGAACCATTCCTACGTAATGTTCAGGGTAAACGCGGCATCTTTGATTTCCGTGTTGTTTGTGACGAAACAAACAATACAGCAGAAATCATTGATCGCAACGAGTTTGTTGGAGACATTTATGTTAAACCAGCACGAAGCATTAACTTTATTCAGTTAAACTTCATTGCTGTTAGAAGTGGTGTTGAATTTGAAGAAGTGGTCGGACAATTCTAAATAGCATTATAAATAAACAAAATTAGGAGAAACATAAATGGCCTTTTCAATTAACCAATTCTATTCAGAATTACAGGGCGGTGGCGCAAGACCATCACTGTTTGAGGTACGTTTTACAAATCCGATTAACAGTGGTGCTGACCAAAAGGTACCTTTCATGTGTAAAGCGGCTGCTATTCCAGCAGCTGAGGTAACACCTGTAGTACAAAACTACTTTGGTCGTCCGCTGAAGTTTGCTGGCAACAGAACTTTTGCACCTTGGACTGTCACCATTATCAACGATGAAGATTTCGCTATTCGTAAAACACTTGAAATCTGGAACGAAGCGTTGAACGGTTTTGAAGATAACTTAAGAGATCAGCAGTTGGGTTCCCCTAACTCATATAAAGCTGATGCTGAAGTAATTCATTACGGAAAACGCGGCGATGTTATTAGAGCATACAAACTGGTTGGATTGTTCCCAACAACAATCGATTCTATCGCATTGAGTTGGGATGATGCAGACACAATCGAAGAATACCAAGTAACATTTGAATATGATTACTTTGTAACAGATGGTGTCGCAGGCAATCTTGGAGATGTTGTTTCGACACTCAGTCGTTCTTCTATTTTCACTTAAGCAACCGTAGTGTGATGAGAAAAAAGGGGGGCCTTGCCCCCTTTTTTTGTAATATAAATAGTATTTGTAGATTTACAACGGGGTAAGGATTCATTATGGAATTATTCGGTTTCACAATCGGCAAAAAGGAAGAAGAAAAAGAACTGGAAAAACTTCAGTCTTTTGTTCCTGCTGATACAGAAGATGGTTCTATCGAAATAGCGCCTGGCAATGTTTACGGTACTACTGTAGATTTTGGTAATAAAGCAAAGAACGAAGGTGATTTAATTACTCGTTATAGAGACATGTCCGTTACACCTGAGTGTGATGCTGCAATTCAAGATATTGTAAACGAAGCAATAATCATGTCTGAAGACGGTGATGTACTTGAGTTGGATGCATCCAAAATAAAACAAAATGTTGTACGGAAAAAAATTCTAGAAGAGTTTGACGACATAATCAAGATGCTCAAATTCAATGCAAATGCTTATGACATATTTAGAAAATGGTATGTCGATGGAAGAATATACTATCACATTGTTGTAGATGTTAAAAATCCAAAAGCAGGCATACAAGATTTAAGATATATTGATCCTAGGCGCATCCGTAAACTAAAAGAACCAGTTAAGAAAAAAGATCCTCGTACTGGTGCAGTTGTGCATACAGGTGTTAACGAATACTACATTTATAATGCAAAAGGCGCCCATGGCGGGAAATCCGGCATAGTTTCAGGTACTACCCAAGGATTAAAGATAGCAAAAGATTCAGTTGCATATTGCCATTCAGGAATACTCGATGGTAGAAGCTCAATGGTTTATTCCCATTTGCATAAGGCAATGAGAACGTTAAATCAGTTGAGAATGTTAGAAGATAGTCTTGTGATCTATCGCATATCAAGAGCACCCGAAAGAAGAATATTCTATATTGATGTTGGCAATCTTCCTAAAATGAAATCTGAACAAGTTTTGAGAGAGTTTCAGCAAAAATGGAAAAATAAACTAGTATATGATGCCTCGACTGGTCAAGTAAAAGATGACCGAAGATACATGACAATGATGGAGGATTTTTGGCTGCCTCGACGTGAAGGTGGAAGAGGAACCGAAATAACAACACTTCCTGGTGGACAAAACCTTGGTGAGATGGATGATGTAGAATACTTCCGTCGTAAGTTATACAAAGCGTTAAACGTTCCCATTTCTAGATTGGAAAGTGAAAATGCATTTAACTTAGGACGAGCGCAAGAGATCACCCGTGATGAAGTAAAGTTCAGTAAGTTCGTTGAAAGATTGCGGGCACAGTTTTCAAACTTGTTCATGGATTTGTTGGAAATACAGTTATCTCTTAAAGGAATTGTAAGCCGCAAAGAATGGCAAACGTTAAAACAAGAAATTTCATTTGATTTTCAAAATGACAATCATTATAAAGAGTTAAAACAATCGGAAGTGTATCGTGATCGTTTCTCACTATTAAATGAGATTGATCCTTTTGTTGGTCGTTATGTATCTAAAGAATGGGTAAGGAAAAATATTCTTCGTTTACCAGATGAAGATATGAAAGAAATGGAAAGTGATATGGAAGATGATCGTGAAGAAATTGCAGCGGCGCAACAGGATCAGCAATAGTAATACTTAACAAGCCTTTTGAAAGAATAAGTATTATAAATAAACTTATAAATTTTACAGGAGACAAGTAATGGATAATGAAGAAACTACACAGTTTGACTTGTGCAGACAGGCACTAGAAAGTCTATCTCAAGGCGATGCCTGGAATTTTAAAGACACTGTAGAAAATATTCTCAGTGCAAAAATCATGGATGGCATCGAAACAGAAAGATTTAACGTTGGTTCTTCTATGTTCGGTGAAGGTAGAATGCCTGCAAGTGTTATCAAACACAAAGAGAGACTGGCAAGCATGTCCGACGAAGAGTTAGCAAAACAGCATGGAGATAAAGATGAGAATGCTCTAAGACAAATGGCATGGAGACATGGTTATGGAAAAATGAGTCCTCATTATGTGAATAGAATCAATAAAGCAAAGGGTGTTGCGGAAGAAGTCGAAGAGCTCGATGAACTGTCATCAGATACATTGAATAGTTATGAAAGAAAGGCAACCTTGTATAACTTTCTTAAAAAGGGTGCTCCAGCAGAAAAAAGAAAGAAAAGAAGCGATATGATTAAGTTGGCAAGATATAAGAACACAAGAAATACATTAGGTCCTACTGTAAGCTTTAAAGCTAAAGAGAAATAAAAAATGAACTATCTAAAACTTATGTCAATTCTATCTGAAGCTGACGCTGATGAATACGGTGTCGCAACTCAGAAGAAAAAGAAAGACGAGAAAGATGATTTCCATCGTTCAAAGGCCGATCAAGCATTTAAAGATATGCACAAGGTTGATACTACAACAGAAGATGAGTATGCAACTTCGCACTTAAATGTTCCAACAAAACATGTTGGAGATCATAAAGGCAATCCTTCGGATGTAAGTGTAGGTATGGCTAAAGCTATGTCTGCATTGAAAGCATACGATATGGGTGGTCATGGTAAATCTTCTTATCGCAAAATTGATAATACTCAAGGCGACAAGAAAATGCCTACTGTAAAGTAGAGGAAGTGATATATGGCTAATGCAATAACAGTAAACCAAAGAAAAGGCAGTCGAGGCGCTGGTATTTTTGTTGTTAGGGCAGACACAACCGGAACCGTTGACTTAAACGGTGCTGGTTTATCTGCAAATGCAACTTCTGATGAGACTGTAGTTGATATGTCCATTGCTGAAGTACAATGGGAAACAACGGGGACATTTACTCTAGACAGAAACGGAGTTGTTGTGTTTTCAGTTGGTGCAGGAAGTACAGGTCATATGGATTTTGCATCAAATCAAATGCGTTTAGAAGAACAAGGAGATCTTGCACAAGATCTAGGAATCAACTTCAGTGGAGCAGGCTTCGCTGTAATCAAAATGCACAAGAGATCATAACATGAAACTTATAACAGAAGTCCACGATCAAAATATCGAGTATCTTACCGAAGCAGATGAAGGTGGTAAGAAAAACTATTTCATCGAAGGCATTTTCATGCAAGGAAACATCAAGAACCGAAACGGTCGCATGTATCCTATGGAAACACTCGAAAAGGAAGTGAGTAGATACAATGAGGCTTATGTACATAAGAATCGTGCATATGGTGAACTGGGACACCCAGATGGTCCCACAATCAATCTAGAAAGAGTTTCACACATGATTAAAGACCTTCGACGAGAAGGTAATAACATCATGGGTAAAGCAAAAATCATGGACACACCAATGGGCACCATCGTTAAGAACTTAATGGATGAAGGTGCTACGATTGGTGTTTCTTCGAGAGGCATGGGTTCGTTAAAGCAAGTTAACGGCATTAACGAAGTCCAAGGAGATTTTACACTTGCAACTGCTGCTGATATCGTTGCTGATCCATCGGCTCCAAATGCATTTGTAGAAGGCATCATGGAAGGTGTTGAGTTCTATTATGACACTGATCGTAAGATGTGGATGTCGGAACAGATTAAGAATGAAGTTAACAAGGTGAAGAAATTAACAGAAGAACAAAAAGTACATTTGTTCAAGAACTTCATCAATAATTTGTGAAAGTAATGATTTTATAAATAGTATAAACAAAAAGATAATAACTTCTCAGTAAAAAGGGAGAAACCAAATGTCTGATAAAGAATACATTGAAGAACTTGATGGAGATCTTGAGTTAGATGAGATGAAAGCATCGATGGGCGATCCATCAGAAGTCGCTGAGCCAGTTGCAAAAAGCTCTAGTGCAAACCAATCGTCGATTAAGATGAAAGGTTCTGCAAAGGCAGCAAAACTCAAAGGTGTTGAAGACGACAAGGAAACAACATCAACTGATTTGCCTGTTAAAGAAAGCAAGTTTGCAATGATGAACAGCGTCATGGCAGAAATGCAAAACATGTCTAAAGAAGATATTGCTGAGCTGTACCTTGCTCTTGTTAGCGATGCAGATCTTCATGAAGAAGAAGTTGAAACAGAAACATATAGTTTCAATGTTGAAGCAGAAGTTGCTGAAATGTTTGCTGGTCAGGAAATGTCAGAAGATTTCCGTGCAAAAGCAACAACTATCTTCGAAGCTGCCGTTGCCGCAAAGGTCAACGAAGAAGTTGAATCTTTCGTTGTTGAAGCTGCTGCCGAATTGGAAGCAGAAAGAGAAACAATGTTAGACGACCTTTCAGAAAAGGTTAGTGAATATTTAGATTATGTTGCAAATGAATACCTGCAAGAAAATCAACTTGCTGTTGAGCAAGGTATCAAAAATGAAATTGTTGAAGACTTTATGACTTCAATGAAAGATATTTTCGTAGAGCATTATATTGAAGTGCCTGAAGAGAAAACTGATGTTGTCGAAGAACTTATCGCTAAAGTCTCGCATCTTGAAGAAGAGCTCAATGATATTGCTGAAGAAAATTTTGAACTCAATACATTGATTGCTGATACAGCAAAAGGTTCAATTTTTTCTGAAGTTGTAGAAGAGTTAACAGTTGCAGATGCAGAGAAGTTACGTACATTTGCAGAAGGTGTTGAAGCATCCAATGCAGATGATTACAGAGAAAAGTTAGAGACACTTAAAGAACATTACTTCGGTGATGGTGTTGGGATGGCCGACGTTTCTTCTCATATCCTAAATGAAGAAACAGATGGTTATGTCTATGAAGAAGAAGCAGAAGAATACCACACTCCTGCTATGAGCGCTTACTTAAATGCCCTCAAAAAATAACTTTTTATAAATAATAAACAGAAGTCAAAAACAAACTTTTCAACTAAGGAGAAAACTAATGTTGACGAATGAGTTAAAAGCCAAGTGGCGCCCACTTATGGAAGCGGAAGGTGTTGATCCTATCACCGATGCCCATAAGTATAACGTCACAGTTCAACTCTTGGAAAACCAAGAAATGGAAAGCCGCAAAGCATCGACTGGCGGTTATTCAACACCTACACTGTTGGGTGAATCACCAACTAACGCTGTTGTTGATGGTTCTGGCGGCGGTCAAATGGACACATTCGATCCTGTCCTTATCTCGATGATTCGACGTGCAGCTCCTCAAATGATCGCTTATGACATTTGTGGTGTTCAGCCAATGAGCGGACCTACTGGTCTTATCTTTGCAATGCGTTCGCAGTATGCATCTGATGGAACTACTCTGCACGGTGGTGCTGCTGAAAGTTCACGTCCTGAAGCATTCTTCAACGAAGCAGATGTTAACTACTCCGCACAATCGAACAACGGTATCGGTGGTGCAGTTACTGGTGCTACTCTTGGTAACAACACTGGTGATGTTGCTGATGAGACAGATCCAACTGGTCGTGCTACTAACTACTCTGCACGTCAAGGTCTCTTGACAACTGCAGCTGAGAATCTTGGCACAACCGATGGTGGTGCTTTCTCGGAAATGGCATTCAGCATCGAGAAGGTTTCTGTTGAAGCCAAATCTCGTGCGCTGAAAGCTGAGTACTCGATGGAACTAGCACAAGATCTAAAAGCAGTTCATGGCCTTGATGCAGAACAAGAACTTGCTAACATTCTGTCTACAGAAGTTCTTGCTGAAATCAACCGTGAAGTTGTTCGTACAATCAACATTATAGCAAAAACTGGTGCACAGGATAACGTTATAACTGCCGGTACATTCGATCTTGACGTTGATTCCAACGGTCGCTGGATGGTTGAACGCTTCAAAGGCATGATGTTCCAACTCGAAAGAGAAGCTAACGCGATTGGAAAAGCAACTCGTAGAGGTCGTGGTAACTTTGTTATCTGTTCCTCGGACGTTGCATCTGCATTGAACCAAGCTGGTCTTTTGGATCACACTCCTGCACTTAGCAACAACCTGAACGTCGATGACACAGGAAACACTTTTGTTGGTGTTCTGCAAGGTCAATATAAAGTTTATATCGATCCTTACTTCGACAACGGCGGCAATGGTCTACACTACTTCAACATGGGCTACAAAGGCGCAAATGCATATGATGCTGGTCTTTTCTACTGCCCATATGTTCCATTGCAACTTGTCCGTGCAATCGGTGAAGATACATTCCAACCAAAAATCGGATTTAAGACTCGCTACGGCATGGTCGCAAATCCATTTGCGGAAGGTACTGCAAGAGGCGCTGGCGCACTTAATGCTGCTGCTAACGTTTACTACCGCTTCGTCACCGTTAAGAATCTCATGTAAAATAAGAACAAAGAGATTCTCTTTGACAAGGGGGCTTCGGCCCCCTTTCTTTTTGGGAGAAAAAAGTGTTTAAATATATTCCTGCACCTGATGGAGTAGTAGAAAACAGAAAAAAGCAGTGTGAAGAATGTGAACATAACATAATGAAAGTTTGCAAAAAATGTGGCTGTATCATTCGGCTTAAAGTGTTGATAAATAGTGCATCATGTCCAGTAGGTAAATGGTAATATGGCACTAACTGAAAACAAAAACTTTTTAAGTCCTTTAGGCTTTCGCCTAATGCTGCATCGAGCACCTAATGTAGAATACTTCTGTCAAAGTGCAAGTCTGCCTTCGATTAATATGAATCCTGCCATTCAAGCTAGTCCTTTGCTCAACATACCTAGAGCAGGTGATAGAATCAGTTATGAACCTCTTTCACTAAGATTTCGTTTAAGTGAAAACATGGATAATTATTTTGAGCTGTATAACTGGATGATAGGACTAGGACACCCAGTTGAATTGAAGCAATACGATAATCTTCATAAAGAAGGATTGTTGCCTGAAGTTGGCAAAGGTGTTGTGTCAGACGGAACAATCGTTGTGCTTTCTTCTCATGCAAATGGAAACATCAGATTAAATTTTGAGAACCTTTTTCCTGTATCACTATCTCCTTTACAGTTTGATGTTACAGAATCTGATGTGGAGTATTTGGAATGTGATGTTTCTTTTAATTACACTTTATTCACAGTTGATTCTGATCCTTTGTAACTATTGACAACTGCTTTGTGTAGTGATATAATAGCATTGTTGCGTTGATAATACTAGTATAGGAACACATTATGGAATTGTTAACAAAGATAATTGATGAATGGTCTAAAGATGTAGCTATTGATAGAAATGAACTAGCTATTGAAGCATTGAACATACCTAAATTGCATTCAAAGTATTTGACTATGTTTTCAAGTGCAAGATTAAAGTTAAAATCATTACACAGTAAACGAAAAGTATTAAATCGTGATTTACGTGAGTACTATCTTGGTAATGGTAATGATGAGAATGATACCAGTCTATTAGATAAACTACAACGTGAACCCATTGGCTACAAGGTGTTAAAGCAAGATGCACAGTCCTATGTGGATGCAGATGACATGATGATTCAGTTAAACATGAAAGTAGCCATGCAGCAAGAAATTGTTGATGTGCTTGAAGAGATAATGAAATCGATTAACACAAGAAACTTTGTGATTAAAAATAGTATTGACTTTATGAAATTGGAGTTTGGTGGATAAAATGAATAACTTTAACGGTGAATATCTAACAATACCAAAGGATGTTTGTGAGTTTTATCACGATCACTTGGAGCACTACATGCACATATATAGTCCTGAGAGTGCATACACTACAGAAGAAGTACACGCAATGAGTGTATTGAAAGCTTTGATTACTTTATTAGGAGAACCATTAGTTGATAGACACCATGATCCAGTTATACATCCAGTACAACTCAAACTGAATTTATGAGTGACGTACTAAGAATAATAAAAGTCAATGAAGTGAATATGAGAGTGGATGCTGAACCAGGTGTCCGCTATGAGTTAAGTGATGAGTTTACATTTATGGTACCAGGGGCTAAGTTCATGCCTTCGGTACGTAACAAGTTATGGGATGGTAAAATAAGACTTTACAATCGTCAGACAGGATTGATATACATTGGTCTCCTGAATGATATACTTGAGTTTGCGAAGAAAAGAAACTATGAGTGCATTGTTGATACTGCTCTACAACAGAAAACAAGTTTTTCTTTAGTTGAAGCACAAACCAATCTAAACAAACTAAAGCTGCCGTTTGAACCACGTGACTATCAGATTAGTAGTTATGCCTTTTGTGTAAGGAACAATCGTGCACTGATTGTATCTCCGACAGGCAGCGGAAAGTCACTTATCATTTACAGTCTAATAAGACACTATGCGAAAAAGACATTACTCATCGTTCCTACAACTTCACTTGTAGAACAGATGTACGATGATTTTTCCTCATATGGTTTTGATTCAGATAAGTACTGTCATAAGATATATTCTGGCAAGGATAAATATACGGATAAGCCGATTGTGATTACTACCTGGCAATCAATACATCGTTTGCAGAAAAAATGGTTTGAGCAGTTTGATGTTGTTATTGGTGATGAGTGTCATTTGTTTAAAGCAAAGTCATTGACCTCGATTATGACAAAGCTTGAGAGTTGTAAGTATCGGTTTGGTTTTACAGGTACACTTGATGGAACGGAGACGAATAAGCTTGTGCTACAAGGCTTGTTTGGTACTGTAAAACAATTCATCAAGACAAAAGAACTAATCCAAGACAAACACTTATCGGAGTTTAAGATTAAGTGCTTGATACTTAAACATAGGCAAGAGGACATAAAAAATGTTATTGGTAGAACTTATCAAGACGAAATGGACTACTTGGTCACACACGACCGGCGAAATATGTTTATCACTAATCTTGTTCGTAGTCTTTCTGGGAATAGTCTCCTTCTTTTCCAGTATGTAGAAAAGCAAGGAAAGATACTGTATGATTTACTTAAGGACAGTGATATACCAACTTACTTTGTACATGGTGGAGTAAAGTCTGAAGAAAGAGAAAGGATACGTAAGGCCGTTATTGAAAGCGATAACAATATTATCATTGCAAGTTATGGCACCTTCTCTACAGGCATTAACATACCCAATTTAGATAACTTGATTTTTGGCAGTCCATCTAAATCTAGGATAAGAAATCTGCAGTCGATTGGTCGTGTATTGAGAACGAGTGGTGATAACTCTCGTGCTGTTTTGTTTGATATATCAGATGATTTACGAACCTCAAAGAAACCAAATATTACCTTGACACACTTCAATGAACGTGTTAAGATCTATAATCAAGAACAGTTTGATTATCGGATGTACAACATAGACTTATGAATATTGAAAAAGAATTAAAAGGTAAAGAAATCATTTATTTGAAACTGGTATCTGGTGAAGATGTATTTGCTATGGTACAAAATGAAGTTTTAGATTCTCCTGAAAACGTAACAAGTATGAGCTTACATCAACCTTTCGTGCTCAGGGCAACGTTTAGTGTACAAGATGCCAAAACAACTGAGTATGCTGTTCGTTGGTGTCCTTACGCAGATGGTTTTTATAATAACATTATACCTATTCCTTGTAACGCAGTGGTAGCAATGCTCAAGCCAGAAGATGATATGATTGCGCGATATCTTGAATGGATATCTGATGAACAAGAACCTTCTTATATTGATGGTTTAGATGAACTTGACGGGCTCGATGAGCTGCAAGCACAGCTGAAGAAAATTGATGGGAAGTTACACTAATGGAAAAACAAAAAGAATACTATGTAAACAACAAAGACTTCTATGAGGCGATGTGTGGGTTTAAAGATAATGTGGAAGAAGCAAAGTTAAACGGCTCGGCGAGACCACATGTTAGTAACTACATTGGCGATTGCATTATGAAGATTGCTAAACGTTTAGCTACAAAGAAGAACTATCGTAACTATCCTTTTATTGAAGAAATGATTGGTGATGGTGTTGAAAATGCACTGATGTATATCGATAACTTTAAGCCTTATTATCTTTCTAAGGATGGGGAACAAAAGAAAGGCAATCCTTTCTCATATTTTACTACAATCATTAACTATGCATTTTTAAGAAGAATCGCTAAAGAGAAAAAACTTCTGTACACTAAGTACAAGATAATGGACAATGCTGAGTTTCTTGTAGAAAAAAATGAACTTGATGATACAAGCCATGTTCATAGAGTAGAACATACGGATTATTCACAAGAGTACATTAGCAGTTTTATTCGTGACTTTGAAGAAAACAAGAGACGTGAAGTGAAGAAAAGAAAGGCGAAGCAATAATGAAAAGTGATAAGTGGGATCTGCGCTTTATGAAGATAGCACAGGATGTTTCTACTTGGAGTAAGGATCCTCGTAGAAAAGTAGGTGCAGTTGCAGTGCACCCAGGTGATAGGCGAGTTCTGTCTACTGGATATAACGGCTTTCCCAAATGGATTCGCGATGATCCTCAAAGAATGCAAGATAGTGTTACTAAATCTAAGTATACTATTCATGCTGAATTGAACTGTATTTTTAATGCAGTCTATACAGGTGTTTCGTTAAGAGATATGACGCTGTACGTTTATGGATTGCCACCTTGTTGTGAATGTGCAAAGGGCATCATACAAGTAGGCATTCGTAGAGTCATTTGCGAATATGAAACTTCAGCTGACGATGTTAGATGGACGGAATCTTTTAATCATTCACGTTCTATGTTTAATGAAGCAAGTGTTGACTTAGTTAGGATAAACGAATGAAAGGCTATATCCATCTATTCGTAAACGGCCATTTTGTAAATCATTATCAAGATGGTATTGATATGAATGTGGAAGATTTTATAGTGAATGAGAGTATTAACATAAAAGGTGTTAACTACATTGTGAAAAAAGTAGAATCTCTCGTTGTGGGTCCACAGGCTATGCCTATAACTTATGTGTATGTTGAAGAATGAAAATAGCGTTAATAACTGATACCCATTGGGGTGCAAGAAACGACAGTCCTGTTTTTCTTAATATGATGGTGAATTTTTACAACGATGTATTTTTTCCTGAACTTGAAAAACAAAACATAAAAACCATCATTCATCTTGGTGATATTGTTGACCGAAGAAAGATGATTAGTTATGTTACGCTGAATCGTTTTCGTAATGTATTTGTCAACCGATGCGTGGCAGATGGTATTGACTTACATGTGCTCGTCGGAAATCACGATATTCCCTACAGAAATAGTAACGAAATCAATGCGATGAGTGAATTGTTTGGTTCATATGCGGAAGATGGTGTATCGTTTTATTCTGAACCAACTGATGTTTCTTTTGATAATTTGAAGCTTACAATGATGCCATGGATTCACAACATGAACTATGCAGATTGCATGGAACATATTGCAAACACTGATGCTCGTGTATTGTTCGGTCATCTTGACCTAAATGGGTTTGTGATGCACCAAGGTGTAGTGCAGGATCACGGCATGGATACTAAGCCGTTTGAAAAGTTTGAGTTAGTATGCTCAGGTCATTTCCACCATAAATCACATAACGGAAATATTCACTATCTTGGCAATCCGTTTGAGCTGACTTGGAATGACTTTAACGATACACGAGGCTTCCATATATTTGATACAGAAACACTTGAATTGAAGTTCATACAAAATCCGTATCGCATGTTCTATAAACTCTTTTATGATGATGCCGATAAGACAATGGAACAAGTTGTAGAACGGGATTTCGCAAACTACGAAAATACTTATGTGAAAGTAATCGTACAGAACAAAACAAATCCATATTGGTTTGACTTGATGTTGGATAAACTGCATCTAGCAAATCCGGCAAACGTAAGTATTGTGGATGACAACAAAAACCTTAGTGAACTTAAAGACGAAGAGATTGTAAATGAAGCTGAGGATACATTAACGATTATGCATAAGTATGTAGGTGGTTCCAATTTGAATGTGGATATGATAGAATTGAACAAACTACTTACAACTTTGTACAATGAATCGCAGGCACTGGATATAGAATAAATGTTTATATGGACTATTGGTGATGCAATTTTTATTTTTGTATCGAGTTTTATAGCAGGTCTTTATATTTATTATAATATTAAAGGCTATATAAAACAGAAATTATGCAAACATGAACGTACATATAAGCAGTTAGGCGGAAGGCTAGAAACAATATGCAAAGATTGTGGTAAAAACTTTGGATTTAAATCATGATTCACTTTGAAAATATAAAATTTCGGAACTTCCTGTCAACAGGAGATGTTTGGACGCAGATTGATTTATCTCGCAACCCAACCACACTTGTTCTTGGAGAAAATGGTTCTGGTAAATCAACAATGCTTGATGCCTTATGTTTTGCATTGTTCGGTAAACCATTTCGCAAAATCAACAAACCGCAGTTAGTTAACTCAATCAACGAAAGAAACTGTTTGGTTGAAGTAAAGTTTCGTATTGGTTCAAACACTTATCGAGTACTGCGTGGTATTAAACCAGGTGTGTTTGAAATTTACTACAACAATACATTAATAGACCAAACTGCAGCATCAAAGGACTACCAGGAACATCTTGAAAAGAACATTCTAAAACTTAACTATAACTCTTTTACACAAGTGGTTATTCTCGGTTCTTCTACATTTATTCCTTTTATGCAGCTGTCAGCACAGGCTCGCCGTGAAGTCATTGAAGACCTTCTTGATATTAAAATCTTTTCTGTTATGAATGTGTTACTTAAAACACGCATACAGGAAAACAAAGAAATACTGAATGATTTGAAATATCAACTTCAGATGGCTCAAGAAAAACGAGTGTTGCAGCAAAGGCATATGAAGGAGCTGCGTGAGCAAAACGAAGAACGTGTAAATGAAATCAAAACTGAGATTGAGAAAAGTAAAACACAACTTGGTCTTTCAGTTTTACAAAAGACTGATGTTTTGCAAAAAATCAAGTCAAATGAAGAAACGCAGCGAAGTAAGTATAAAGGTGTATTAAAGAAGTTTTCTGATTTAGAAAAGTATCAGGTACAGATTAAACACAAACAAAAGAAGTTGATAGATGATAGGGACTTTTATCTTGAGAATACCGATTGCCTATCATGTGGTCAAGCATTGCCAGTAGATTTTAGAGACAATAAACTTAAAACACTAGAAGAAAACATTACAGACTATTCTGTGAATCTTTCTAAACTCGGCAAGGAGTTAGAAAAAACCTCTGTACTGAAAGGTGAACTAAAGGTACTAGAAGAAGAATACTCAACCTTAGTCGAACAAAAGTTTAGTTGTGATAAAGATATTGACAACCATCATAGTTACATACGAAAACTTGAAAAACAGTTATCATCTGTAAGTAATGTTGATATGACCACGACAGTAGAAGAACTCAAGGTAACAGAACGAAAACTTATTGAAGTGGAGAAACAACGAGAGGAAGCAGTCAAACAAAGAGAACTATATACAGTAGCAGCCGAACTGCTAAAAGATAAAGGCATCAAAACACAGATTGTCAAACAGTATGTTCCAGTGATGAACAAACTTATCAATAAGTATTTGGCTAAGATGGAGTTCTTTGTAAACTTTGAACTTGACGAAAACTTTAACGAAGTGATTAAGTCTCGTCACCGTGATGTGTTTAGTTACGCATCATTCAGTGAAGGAGAAAAGGCTCGACTTGATCTGGCACTGTTACTTACTTGGCGTAGTATTGCGAAGATGAAAAATAGTTCTCATACGAATCTGTTAATACTGGACGAAGTGTTTGATGGTTCGCTTGATAATGTTGGTATTGAAAGTTTAATGGAAATACTGAATGAAACACAAGACACCAATATCTTTATCATCTCCCACAAAGGAGAGTCACTACAAGATAAGATGCGTTCAATCATTCGCTTTTCCAAGTACAAAAACTTTTCAAGGATGGAAGCATGAAAAAATACGGTATCAAAGTAAGAGTCACAAATGGAGAGTATCGTTGGATGTTAGATCATTCCGAAGTTCTAACAGATGTTGGACCAATGGTATTTGAAACAAAACAAGAGGCCGTTGACTTCGCAGAAAAGATGCAATGGACATTATATGAAGTAGACTTATATCCTTATAAGGAGTTTTAGTATGTTAAAAGAGTTAGTACCATCAACAGATCCAATACTCAAACAGAGTACGGTTTCTTTTGATTTTGTAAATCCACCAATGGATCCTATTGATTTAGCAGATGAGATGAGGTATAATCTATGTAATCATAAAGGTATTGGATTATCAGCTCCACAAATAGGTTATAACTATTCTGTATTTGCTGTGGGAAATCCAGAAGTCGAATCAAGTGTTCTTGTTTTCTTTAACCCGAAAATCGTACACTATTCGGACACTATAGTTACAATGGAAGAAGGTTGTTTATCATTTCCTGGAATGGTGTTAAAGATAAAACGACCAGATGAAGTAAGAATGAGATACACTGGCGCTGGTGGTATGACGAAGACAGATAAGTTTGGGGGCATGACTGCTCGTGTTATACAACATGAGTACGATCATCTACAAGGAATCACATTTGATTCCAAAGTAAGTTCTTTTCATTTAGATAAAGCAAAGAAAAAACGTAAGATTATGAATAGGAGAATGAAGTATGTCGCATGATTGGGTTGAAGATATTTACAAGATGCATGAGAAGTATGGCGTGCATGAATGGATGGAAAACAATGAAGATAACTTTGATGAGTTTTTAGAGTTTCGTCTTAACTTTCTTGAAGAAGAACTGAATGAAACAATGGCCGCTTGGAAAAGTTATGATTCTGAAGAAGTAATCGATGGTTTGATTGATCTGTGTGTTGTTGCTATTGGTACACTTGATGCGTTTGGCGTAGATGCACATAAGGCATGGGATGAAGTTTTAAAGGCAAACATGAACAAGAATGTTGGTGTTAAGAAAGAACGTCCCAATCCGCTTGGTCTGCCAGATCTTGTTAAACCAGAAGGATGGAAACCACCTTATCATCAGAATAATCACGGCAAACTAACAACGTGGGAAAACGATTTAAACAGAACTGTATAGACTGTTGACAAACCGCCTGACACTTGATAGAATAGTTAGGACATTTGATGAAATATTACAGGATGAAAAAATTGAAGAAAGTCAAACAACAAAATTTAGTCACTAGTCGCTCAACTGAACATTTGAAAAACAGCAATTCAATTGATTTTGAAAATGGTAGACTTATGGAAAACAGACCAACAATATTGAAATGTACTAAATGTGGAGAAGAGAAACATGGATTAGACTTTTATAAATGTGACGTGAATAGTAAAAGAAACCAAGGTATATGTGTTGATTGTTCAGACAAAAAAAGAAAGTATAATAGAAATAAAGAAAAATATAGACAGGGTGAGGGGGTTTTTTTATCAGCAAAAACAGGGTGTCCGGTAAATACTCATGATGAGAAAGGAAACAAATATAATAATCTTACAAATTTTTTAAACTATGAACCAGAACAATTGCAATTAATTTGGGATTAACTAATATGAACGAACGTGAATCTGTAAAAGTTCTGCAAGAATGTATTGACTTGCAAAACAAAAAATCTCAGGATTATCAAAATCCAAACTCCAACATCGTACAAGCAATGCATTATCGTCGTGGTGTTGATACTATCCATGATATGATCTGGCAAAAGTTATTGCGTGCCCAGTCACTTCTTGAATCCGAAGGTGATCCTAAGTTTGAATCACTTGAAGATACTTACAAAGACTTGATTAACTATGCGTCCTTTGCCGTATCATACATACGTGGTCAGATGGAAGGTCAGGATACCAATCGTGATATGTTTAACAAGGTTAAAAAAGACGATTGGTATTACGAGAAAAACTGGAAATATTTGAAAAATGAATAATGTGAAAGTAATACGAAATAAGTTTCGTGCTAAATATGCAATGAAAGAATTTACGCCTGATAAGTCAGGTGTAAATACTATTGAACTGATTGGTGCTCAGTTCTTAGCTGATGAACCATGCATATTCGGAAAGTACAACAAAGAGTATGTGCAGAAAGAACTTGCTTGGTATGAAACACAATCACGTAATGTTGATGATATGGAAGAACCTGTACCAGCAATCTGGCGAGCAATCGCCGATCCGTATGGTTTCATTCAGTCAAACTACGGTTGGTGTGTTTGGTCAGAAGATAACTACAGTCAGTATGATAACTGTCTTAAACAACTAAAAAATGATCCAAACTCTCGACGTGCTATTATGATATACACTAGGCCTGAGATACAAGAGGATTATAACAAGAATGGCATGTCAGATTTTATCTGTACAAATACCGTACAGTACTTTGTACGCAATGATAAGCTCATGAGCTTTGTAAACATGCGTAGTAATGATGTTGTGTTTGGTTATCGTAATGATCGTGCTTGGCAGTTGCATGTTCAAGAAATGTTAGCAAAAGATCTTGATGTAGAATGTGGTGATCTTATTTGGAATGTCGGCTCACTTCATGTATATGAACGACATTTTCATTTGGTCGAAAAAAAAGATAACTACACATACGGTGAATCTATAGGATGGTTATAGGAAAAAAAAATATGATTGAAACTTTATACATACCAACTTATCGAAGAGTAGACTCACAACTCACATACGACTATCTTCCAGATAAATGGAAAGAGCGTGCTGTGTTAGTTGTGGCTGCAGATGAAGAAGAAATATTAAGAGAAAAAGGATATAATGTATTAGTATGTCCTTGCCAAGGAAAGGAACCAGAAGGTGCTAATCCTCTTGATTATGGTTTGAGTCCTACAAGAAAATGGATTGCTTATCAAGCAGGCGATCAAAAGTACGCAGTTTTCGATGACGACATTATGCAGTTTGTTTATACTCGTCGACCTTCTGAGCCTGATAGTCATGCGTTAGTAAATACTGAAATTAACACTTATGTTAATCGTGAAGGTTATGAAAAATACTTCGACGAAATGATGGACACAATGGATTCTTGGTTAGATGAATGTGTAACTTGTGGTTTGGAAGTTACTTGGAATCCACCAAGGGATGAAGATTACAATGATTGCTGGAGACAAACCACGAATCATTTTTATAATGGTAAAACTTTTCCTAAAGATGAAATTGATTTTACTTCATTAAAATGTGCTCAAGATTACTTTATACTCTTGCAATGTTTAACATTAGGTTACCCTAATAGAATAAGTTTCAGATATCGCGTGCGTCCTTCTCTAACACAGGCAGACGGTGGATGTGCTGAATACAGAACATTAAATGTACACAATAACTCAATGAAACTTTTACAACAAAAATTTCCAGAATTTGTATCGCTTAAAACTAAAGTGGCAAAAAATGGTGAGTGGGGTGGACTTGAAAAACTAGGTGCCACAATTCAATGGAAGAAGGCTTATAAATCTAGTCAACAGGAAAAAACAAATACATTGAGGGGTTTTTCTAGATGAATCATGCGAGCATTATACCTTTAATAGGAGGCATCTCACTTGCTTCTGATGAAGTGTATGGAACTAAACCAAAATGGATTGCATCTTATGATGTATTTGGAGAAAACGACTCTCATTTGTTAAATCATTATGAGTTCAAAAACCACAACGTTCCATATTACGTTTTGGACAACGATGAAAGAAAGCCAACAAATAAACTAGAAAGTGTTGACGTTGTTTCAACAGTATGCCCTTGTGCTGGCCTTTCTACAATGAGTCATCACTCAGGTGCAGACAATCCTAAAAATGATTGGATGGCAGTGACTGCCGAGTACGTTTTGGAGAACATTAAACCAAAAGTATTCTGGGGTGAAAATGCTCCTACATTTGCAGGTAACACTGGTAAGAAAATCCGTGATAGGATTTTTGAGATTGGCAAAAAGAACGGTTATACAATGACTGTTTATAAAACAAAATCTCTACTACATGGATTGCCGCAATACCGGCAGAGATCCTTCTATTTCTTTTGGAAAGAGAAAGATCATGTTCCTTTAATGAACTACTATAAAAGACCTTATCCTCAGATCAAGGACTTTATTGATAGCATTCAAGGTAACAGTCAGCAAGAACTAACAAATACTAAAGCGCTTCGTGACAATCCTTATTACACTTATATCATGGATAATATGCATCCTGGCTTAACTCATGCTGAATTTGTGGATCAGTTGGACCATTCATACGAACTTACTGGTTACATTCGCAAGCAAGGTATAACCTTTCCTGAACTTGCAGCATATTTTAGAAAAGAAGGTTTGGAAAAAGAAGCAGATAAGTGTGAACGTAGGCATGAAAAAATACAAGCAGGCGGAGGTATTATGACACGTGCCTTATACGTTCCAAAGGACTATACAGGAGCTTTTGTAGGACACTTGCCCAGAAATATGACACATCCAGTTGAAGAAAGATTTTTGACTTATCGTGAATGTATGGGAATGATGGGATTGCCACAAGATTTTGAACTGTTAAATCCAAGTAAAAATCTGAATCATGTTTGCCAAAACGTACCTTTTACTACTGCTAAAGATATGGCAACTGAAGTACTTGGTTATTTGAATGGTGATAGACCTATGATAAAAGCAAATCAGCTATTGCAAGATAATCATAAACATGAGCACAAAGTATGGGATGCTTCTTATAACTCTCTAGAAGGTTTTATTCAATGAGTAAAGCAATGAGATATAATGATGGCAAAAGACAACTGTCTTATGTTATGACTTTTCCAGAAGCAATGCGTGGCTTAGCAGAAGTATGTGAGTATGGAGCCAACAAATATGAGCGATATAACTATATGATAGGTGGTGTGTCTGCTCAGCAACATGTTGACTGTTTGTTTCGGCATTTGTTATCATGGTATGAGGGTGAAGATGTAGATCCGGAATCTGGTGTAAATCATTTGCACCATGCTACCTTTAACATGATGCGTTTAGCAGATGAAATGTCAAAAGGTACATGTAAGGACGACAGGCCTCATAAAATTTTAAAAAGCGATTAGTTTAAACTTTAATTTGATTAAGGAGATGTTATGGAATTATCAATTGATGTAAGTGATTTAAGAAAACGAAAAATCTTTGTTGCTACTCCTATGTATGGAGGACAATGTAGTGGGCAATATACTAAGTCAAGTGTTGACTTAGCAAAACTTGCTTCCCATTATGGAATTGATATTGAGTTCTTTTACCTGTTCAACGAATCACTTATCACTCGTGCAAGAAACTATTGTGTAGATGAGTTTCTTCGTAATGAAAAGTTTACACATCTAATGTTTATTGATAGTGATATTGGATTTGACCCAAACGATGTTCTTGCATTGGCTGCCGTTGCAGACCCTGACAGCGATAAAGACATCGTTTGCGGTCCTTATCCTAAGAAGACGATTGCTTGGGAAAAGATTAAACAGGCAGTAGACCAAGGCCATGCTGATGAAAATCCACACAACCTAAACAAGTTTGTTGGTGACTTTGTTTTTAATCCAGCAAGTGGACAAAATCAAATCGCTCTAAACGAGCCAGTTGAGGTGCTTGAAGGTGGTACAGGTTTTATGATGATCCAACGTAAAGCCTTTGACAAATACGCAGAAGCTTATCCTGAATTTTCTTATAAGCCAGATCATGTTCGTACTGCAAACTTTGATGGCACAAGAGAAATCATGGCTTACTTTGATTGCATTATTGATCCTGACACGAAACGTTATCTTTCAGAAGATTATATGTTTTGTCAATGGGCAAGAAAAGCTGACATTAAAGTATGGATGTGTCCTTGGATGAAGTTAGTACACATGGGCTCTTATTTCTTTGGTGGATCACTTGTAGACCTTGCTACAATAGGTGCTAGTGCTACCGCGGATCCTAGTCAGAAAATCAAATAAGCTTTGCTACCCGTACATTTTTGTGATAGTATAGTACATTATAATATAGGAGAATATAAAATGAATCTTTCTAATGAATCTGTGAATATCTTAAAAAACTTTTCTACGATTAACCCGAGTGTATGGGTTAACGAAGGTAATGTGTTGCGAACAGTATCGCCTGCAAAAACCATTATGGCATCTGCTGTTGTTGATGATGACTTTCCAACACCGTTTGGTATCTACGACCTGAATCAGTTTCTGGGCACAGTTGGTTTGCTTGAAAACCCAGACTTTGATTTTAAAGATACCTATGTAAACATCTCTAGTGGAAAGTCAAAAGTCCGTTATGGTTATGTAGATAAGAGCCTTATCACTGCAGCGCCTGATAAAGACATTAATCTTCCTGATTCTCCGCTTGAGTTTCGTTTAAACAATGATGACTTGCAAAAAGTTATGCGTGCCTGTAACGTACTGCAGCTTCCTAATCTTGCTGTCCGTTGTGACGAAGGTGAGTTGAAGATTGTTGCATGTGATGCCAAAAACCCAGAAGCAAATGATTTTAGTATTACACTTGGTGATTGTGGTTCTGACGTAAACTATGTTTTTCGTTTGGAAAATCTAAAGATGATGCCTAACGATTACGATGTTACCATTTCATCACAAGGCATTAGTAAGTTTGTATCGAGCACAAAAAATATTGCTTATTACATTGCCACGGAAAGTGTTTAATGACAAAGTGCGAACACAAATGCAATGATTGTACTGTAGCGAAACAGTTAGAAAAGGAAGAATACGAAAATGTAATACTTAAGGACCGACTACAGTTAAGAGAACATGACGTTAATGCTTGTGCTACTACCTCAGTTATTCTTGTTGGACTATGTTTTTTGCTTGCTACTATGATATTATTTGACATTACTTAGATATGGAGTTTTATTATGACCGACGTGAATCAGCTGTGGGTGGAGAAGTACCGCCCACAAACTATTGCCGATTGTATTTTACCAAAGTACCTGAAGGATACTTTTCAAGAGTTTATTAATAAAGAGTATGTTCCTAATCTTTTGCTAAGTGGCACTGCAGGTGTAGGCAAAACCACAGTTGCAAAAGCTTTGCTTACGGAACTTGACTTCGACTACATTGTTATAAACGGTTCTCTTAATGGTAACATTGATACGTTAAGAACAGAAATCCAACAGTTTGCTTCAACCATATCTTTTAGTGGTAAACGTAAGTATGTTATTCTTGATGAAGCGGATTATCTAAATCCGCAATCGACTCAGCCTGCTCTACGTAACTTTATGGAAGAGTTTAGCAAAAACTGCGGATTCATCTTAACTTGTAACTTTAAGAATCGTATCATTGAACCTTTGCATTCTAGATGCAGTGTTATTGATTTTAAGTTGCAAGCAAAAGAAAAGCAAAAGATTGCTTCAAAGTTCATGGCTCGTGTACAGAAAATTTTATCTAACGAAAACATTGAGTTTAATGATAGCACAGTCGGCAATCTTATCTTGAAGCATTTTCCAGATTTCAGAAGAATACTGAATGAGTTACAGCGACATTCTGCTACCGGCAAGATTGATGAAAGCATTCTTGTTAACTTTGCTGATGAAAACTTTAAGATGCTTGTGAATAACCTTAAGAACAAGGAGTTTAAAGAAGTTCGTAAGTGGGTTGCACAAAATGCTGACATAGAACCTACACAAATCTATCGTAAACTTTATGATTTTTGTTTTGAGTATTTGAAGGATCATTCTGTTCCGCAACTTGTTTTACACATTGCAGACTATTCTTATAAAGATGCGTTTGTATCAGACCATGAAGTTAACTTGGTCGCATGTTTAACCGAAATCATGGTAGATTGTGAGTTCAAATGAAGCTATTCGATTACATTAACGCAATCAACAGTCATAAAGATGTAGTTAACGATTCGCCTGATGTAGAAGGCACAATGCGTGAGTACAAGCCTTTTCTAGTAAACAAATCGTTTTCTTTTCATCAAGATAGTATACTTGCTGCAAACGCAATGAACATGTACTCACATCTCGATAAGAAACTTCAATATGACTTTTTTATAAATATCTTGAGACCAAGAAAACGATATTCGAAATGGTTTAAACGTGAGTCAAATGATGATCTTGACGCCGTTGCTGAATATTTTGGTTACAACTATGTAAGAGCAAAAGAAGCACTTGATGTTCTTACTGATGATGATATTAAGAAGCTGAAACAAAAATTACAAAAAGGCGGAAAAAAATGATGGAGTTTGATATAAACGATTTAGTAGAAGTTACTATTGCACAAGAAGATGATTTTCTTAAGATTAGAGAAACACTAACTAGAATAGGTATTGCTTCTAAAAAGGACAAAACACTTTACCAATCTTGCCATATCTTGCATAAAAGAGGAAAGTACTTTATAGTACATTTCAAAGAGCTATTTGCACTTGATGGTAAGCCGTTTAACATGACAGATGACGATGTAGGCAGACGCAATACTATTGCAAAGCTTTTATCCGAATGGGGTCTTATAAAACTGGTAAATTCAGAAGTTACAGAAAAACTACAGGCACCTTTATCTAAAATAAAAATCCTTTTACACAAGGACAAGAGCGAGTGGGAACTAGTTTCTAAGTACAATATAGGAAAGAGAAGAGACTAAGATTTAGTATGGACCTTGGCGTACCAAGGTCCTAACCACTTTTCCCAAGAAGCATGGTCGATAACAATGTCGTGATGCCTTCTTAATGCTGCTAACTTACCGTAAGAAGGCTCATACGGTTTATGTTTTGGTGTTTTGTTTTTTTCCGAAGTTCCGCCATAATCGTGATTGCACTTTTTACAAGATGCTAAAATGTTATCCCATGAAGTACTTCCGCCACGAGATGCTGGTCTGTAATGGTCAAACGTCATAGACTCTTCTGATAACGGCTTATCGCAATAAACACAAGAGTACCCATCTCGCAAAAGTAAATTTGGCTTTATTAAAGAAACTTTTTCTATTCTTGGAAAGTACTGCTTGTAGGCAATGACTGATGGTATAGCAATACGGTTTTCTACTTTCATCGTCTTTACTGCTCTGTCATAAGTATCTACGACTACACAGTTATCAGAGAAAAAGTCCGACAACGCTTCTTCTACGGAAATAGTAGAAAGCTTTAAAATGTTCTTAGGCTGGTAATCTGCGTTTAGTATGAGTGTTCTGAGACCTAACATGATAAAAATTCCAATAAAATCAATGACTTAACGTAAGTGCCTGTTTTACAACGACTTTTTTCTGTTGTTTTTTGACACCAGTTTGATACTATAGATCCATACTTTCAAACAACGAACTATATATGTCTACCAAGGTACATTCTAAGATACGTCGCATCCGTGAACACCTGTACGTCCTTGCTATGCAGTATCAGCCTGCGTGCTATGTTTGCGGTGAACAAATAGAAGCGGAGAAACTAATCACTGGCGACCATTCAGATGGTGTGCTGTGGCATCATATAGACTTCGATAGGCATAACAATGATTCTTCTAACTTAGCATGTTGCCATCGCTCTTGCCATCGCTCTTTCCATAGACAAATGGAAGAACACGGCAAAGATATTCGTACAAAGGAAGCAATCGAGCACTGGGGCAAAACGCCGAACATAAAGCTCAAAAGCAAGAAGGAACGTGTTCCCGGTAAACAGTCACTTTACAAGTTTTAAAACAAAGGTGTTATATGGCAAAACTCAAGTTTTTCAAAGCAACGCTGCCCTCACATTGGGCAAGTTATCTTATCAATAATGACGCTTCTTCTTTTTCATTATATGAAGATGGGGATGATGAGATTGCACGAATAGACGCATGGTGTGAGGACCATTCCGCAGTGTGTGTGGACGTTAGCGAAGAATCCGAGTTTCGGCATGCGTCGTGGGATTGCCCAGATGAGCTAGCTGGAGACTATTCAGAATACACTTTTCAGGAGATTAAATAATGGGTCTTGACCAACACATGTGGAAGAGCATCAAAAATGGTGCAGAC